TAGATCAATGCCACCACAAAACGCACAAGTAGGTGGAGGAAGTATCGGTAAGTATGATACTAAAACTAGAATATCTCACATAAGCTGGATTCCATTTAATCATCCTGATGCCATTCCAATGTATAAGAAATTAGAAGATATAATGCATAAAACTAATAGACGACATTTTGGATTTCAAGATATGGCAATCAATGAACAAGCACAATATACAGAATATCCTGAAGGAGGATTCTATGATTGGCATATGGATTGTGATTTAATTATGAAGAATGAACCACCAGTTAGAAAAATATCTATGACTTTAGTATTATCACCTGAAACAGATTTTGAAGGTGGTGGATTAGAATTAGCTAGACCAGGTCAAATAATGAGACCTAAACAAGGTCACGCTGTATTCTTTGCAAGTTTCGTTAACCATAGAGTAATACCCGTTACTAAAGGATTAAGAAAATCACTAGTGATGTGGTTTGGAGGAGAACCATTCAAATGATACATAGAGAACTTTATTTTGCTACACCTGTTTACATTAAAGATGTAGGCACACCTGAATACAATAAATACTTAGAAGAGAAGATCGTTAATTGGTCCAAGAACGATGAAGGACTTAAAAAAACAAATATGTATGGTTGGCATTCAACAACTGATATGCATAAGAATCCTGAATATCAACATTTAGTCGATGAGTTACATATGGCTCAAGAAGAAATATATGAAGATGAATGTTTAGATAATCAACCTTTCTTAGGTAATATGTGGGCTAACATTAATTATAAAGGTGGATTCAATAGACCACACATACATCCTAATTCATTATGGTCAGGTGTATATTACGTTAAGACACCAGAGAAATGTGGTCATTTAAAATTAGAAGATACTAGAACAATGTCATTAATGTCTAGACCTAGAAAAACAAATAAAGAAGAACCTAAACATTTATGGAGAGAAGTACACTTTGAACCAAAAGCAGGAAGATTAATTATGTTTCCTTCTTATGTTAATCATTGTGTTGATCCTAATGAAAGTGATGATCTTAGAATATCCGTATCATTTAATTTCTTACAAACAGGTATGTTCGTATGACCTTTCAACAGCATAAGTATCAAGTATTAGACAATGCAATATCTTACGATCTTGCAAACTTTTGTTTTAATTACTTTTTACTAAAAAGAGATGCTGTTAAATATATGTATGAAAATAACATCATAGCACAAAACGGTTTACACGGCACTTGGACAGATCAACAAGTACCAGGATCATATTCAATCTATGCAGATCACGTGATGGAAACATTGTTAATGAAGATGTTACCCATTATGAAAGAAAGAACTGGACTTGATTTAATACCTACTTATTCTTATGCAAGAGTTTATGAAAAAGGTGCAATATTAAAAAGACACAAAGATAGACCTAGTTGTGAAATATCAACTACACTTAATTTAGGCGGAGATTTATGGCCAATATACATTGATCCAACAGGATCAAATAACGTCATAGATGAATACAAAAACATACATAAACCAAACGCACCTCCAGGTGTAAAGGTGACTCTTAAGCCAGGAGATATGCTAATATATTCTGGTTGTGAATTAGAGCATTGGAGAGAACCATTTGAAGGCAACGTTTGTGGCCAAGTATTCTTACATTATAATCATAGAAATGGTCGCTTTGCAGAAAGCAATTTGTATGATAAAAGACCTATTTTAGGTATACCTAAATAACGTTGATTCTCAACGCAATCTACTATAATCTATATTTTAGGATAACTCTATGTTGCAAAAAGTATTTTTTAAACCAGGATTCAATAAACAACAAACTGCTACTGGCGCTGAAGGACAGTGGGTAGACGGTGATAATGTAAGATTTAGGTATGGACAACCAGAGAAGATTGGTGGTTGGTCTGAACTAGTAACCAATACAAACGTTAATTTAATACCTGGACCAGTTAGAGATCAACATACTTGGACAGACTTAAACGGTGTTAGATATGCTGCATTAGGTACATCTAAAGTTTTAATAGTTTATTATGAAGGTGCATTTTATGACATTACACCTTTACAAGCAGCCGTATCAGGATTTACATTTGATTCAACAACAGGTTCAGCAACAGTAACCGTTAACAAAGTTGCACACGGATTATCTAACGGAGACTACATAACTTTTACAGCCGCATCTTTACCTGGCGGTGGTGTGACTGGATTTACACCAGGAGATTTTACAAACAATACATTTGAAATTAATGCAGATTCTGCAACTGACGATACCTTTACAATTACTATGCCATCAAATGAAACTGGCACAGGTATGTCGGCTCAAGGATCAGCAACGATAAGAGCTTATGAAACAGTTGGACCAGTATTCCAAACAACAGCTTATGGTTGGGGTACAGGTGGATATGGTTATGAAGCTTGGGGTACAGCAAGATCAGCTTCAACAGTAGTACTCGATCCTGGCTCCTGGTCACTCGATAACTATGGCCAGTTACTAGTTGCAACGATTAGAAATGGTAAAACATTTACTTGGACACCACTTGCAGGTAATCCTGCAGCTCTTGAGACAAGAGCAACTGTTGTATCAGGTGCACCTACTAAATCAGTTATGTCATTAGTATCTGATAGAGATAGACATTTATTCTTAATGGGTACTGAAGAAACCATTGGATCAGGATCTACTCAAAATAAAATGTTCGTTAGATTCTCAAATCAAGAAGATATTAATACTTGGGAACCAACGGCAACAAATACAGCTGGTACATTCTTACTCGACCAAGGAAATGAAATCATTGGAGCGGTACAAGGTAAGGATTATATTCTAGTTTTAACGGATCAAGCCGCATATCAAATACAATTCGTAGGTCCACCATTTACATTTACACTTAGACAAGTAGGTTCAAACTGTGGATGTTTAGGACAACACGCAATGGTCTATGCACAAGGTGCCGTCTTCTGGATGGGCTTTGGTGGAGGATTTTTTATGTTTGATGGTACGGTTAAACAATTACCATCGTTAGTAGAGGACTTTGTATTTACAACTCAAGGAGATTCATTAGGTATTAATTACGATGCTAACTTAATTGCTTATGGTTACCATAACTCACTCTATAATGAAGTGGGCTGGTTCTATGCAGCGAGCGGCTCGCAGCAAATAAATAGAAACGTTGTATTTAACTTTACTGAACAAACTTGGACAACTGGATCATTAGCTAGAACTTCTTATTCAGATGCACACACTTATAATTTACCTTATGCAACGGAATTTAATTCTAGTGGAACACCTACCTATCCAATAGTACAAGGTGTCACCAACAATTATGGTTCATCGAGATACTGGGCGCACGAAACGGGAGTCAATCAATTAAATGCAAATGGTACTTCAAATGCAATAACTTCATACATTGTATCAGGTGATTATGATTTAAGTGTTCAACAAGGAATGGCTGGAGATGGTGATGAGATTATGAGAGTATCAAGATTCATACCAGACTTTAAAAATTTATCAGGTAATGCAAAAGTCACTTTAAGATTTAGAAACTATCCTGCTCAAACACCAGCAACGGATGCTGACTATCCATTGATTACAGGTCCATTTACTGTTAATACTACAACTAATTTTGTAAGTACAAGAGTTAGAGGAAGACAGGTTAGTTTGAAAATAGAGAATGATGCCGTTAATGAATCGTGGAGATATGGTACTTTACGACTTGATATATTTGCTGGAGGAAGAAGATAATGGCTAAAATAAGTGCAATGGCTAAAATAAGTGCAATTATTCCTGAACCTACAGATCAATATCAAGTATCTAATGCAAGACAATTAAGAGAAGGTTTAGATACATTAAAGAATGAATTAAACTTTGGTTATCAAGAAGATTTAAAACAAGAACTACAAAGATTCACGTGGTTCAATATGAGGTTTGGTTGCTAATGTCTGGATGTAATAATGTAAATGTAGAACCTATAATTATTGGTGGTGGAGATGGCTCTACTGCTTATGATGCATTTGGTAGACTAAGAGTATCTAATCCTTTTACAATATTTGATAGTGCCAATGTAATGTCTAAAGGAACACAGTTTGATGAAGCATTAACAGGATCTGGAACAGTTACGTATACATCTGCAAAATCAACAGTTAATTTAAATGTCACTACTGCTTCAGGTGATAAAGTTATAAGACAGACAAAAAGAGTAATGTCTTATCAACCTGGCAAGTCTTTATTATTTTTAGCAACGTTTGTAATGAATACTCAAACAGAAAACTTAATTCAAAAAGTAGGAATGTTTGATGCAAATAATGGAATCTTTTTTAAAGATACAGGAACAGAATATCAAATAGTGAGACGTACTTATACATCGGGTTCTTCTGTTGATGCAGAAGAAATAGGTCAATCTTCTTGGAATGGTGATAAATTAAATGGAACTGGACCAAGTGGTTATACATTATACCCTGATAAAGCTACTATTTTATTTATGGACTTTGAATGGCTAGGTATGGGAAGTGTAAGAGTTGGATTTGTTATTGATGGTAAATTTATAGTTGCTCATACATTTCAAAATGCAAATAATTTAACTACCGTTTATACGCAAACGGCAAACTTACCTATTCGGTATGAAATTGAAACTACAGGTGTTTTAGCTTCTTCTGCAGTATTACAACAGGTTTGTTCAACGGTTATGTCTGAAGGTGGTTATGCACCTTATGGACTTCAAAAAATAATAAGAACAGCAAATATTGCAACGGGGGTTAATTTAGCAACAGCTGGAACTTTTTATAATTTAGCAACTATTAGAATTAAATCTGGAAGACCTTATGCGGTTATTGTTCCAGCAGGTGTAGATGTGTTGAATATATCTAACAATGATTTTGAATGGGGTTTATTTATTAATGCAACTCCAGCAACAGCATTTAGTTATACAAGTTTTGATGATAATGTTGAGTATGATTTAACAACAAGAGAAATAACTGCTACAGGTACGCAAATTGCCTGTGGTTATTTAGGTGGTAAAACTGCACCTTCAGAATTAGGTGGTCCTGATTTCGTTAACTGGGCTTATCAAATAGGACAAACCATTGGTGGTACTTCAGAAGTACTAACACTAGCTGTTCGATCTGGAAGTGCTAATGGAGATTGTGCTGTGCAATTAAAATGGATTGATTTAACATAATGGCAAACTTTTATAAAAACGCATTCTATGATCCAACGGTTACTACAGCAGTAACGACTTATACTTGTCCAAGTAATGCAAATGCAATTATTCAAAATGTACAAGTAACAAATTCTAGTGGATCAAAAACATTTAAAGTACATATTACAGATAATTCTGCTACAACAAGTTATGTAGTTGCATACGCAAGTGTTACAGGTCCTACCATATGTAATGTTGCAAAAGGCCCATTAATATTAGAAGATAATGATTCGATTGCTCTTGAAACTTCTGATACATCTGGTATAAGTGCTACACTATCAATATTAGAAATTAGTAGAGAAGATCAAAATGGATAATGAATTACCAAAAATAAATTGTACAACTACAGTTACAATCAAAAATATTAAAACAGGACATATATACGCTGATGAAACTGAGAAAGAAGCAGATATAGCTAACCCTAATACATCAACAACTGCTGCAGATATTGCACAAGAT